TCAGCATAATGATGGTGTTGGCAATCTGCCAATAAGAAAGATCGCCGAAGACCAGGCGCTCGGTAAGGATGTGGAGAATGGTATTGTGCAAGACTTCGCTAACCAGCTTAGTAAAAATTTATCGCGTATGACAAAGACCAAGCACACGGTCAAACTCTAAAGGAGGACAGTATGTCCGAAGAAGCACAACAAGCACCGCAGATAGCGGAAGGCACTCGATCGCCCGTTGAATCCAAAGTATCGGTAGAGGTGGCTCCTAAAAGCCAAGAAACAACAGTTGACGAAACGCCTGACGTTAATCAGTTGATTGCAGAAAGCAAGAAGTATCGTAAAAGATCACAGGCCGCTGAAACAGAACTTGTGAAGTTGCAAAAACAGATTTCCACTGATCGTGAAAAGCAGATGGAAGAGCAACAGCAATGGCAGACACTTGCAGAGGAGCGCCAAGCTCGGATTTCTGAACTCGAACCCATAGTGGAACGAGCGATGAATGAAGAAACGGCTCTTCGTGAGCAAATACTTGCCGAATTCAGCGAAGAGGACCGCGAAACATTTGGTGACCTTCCGTTACCGAAGCTTCGTGCGTTACAAACAAAATTCAATCAAAACACTACACGCGTACCTATTGCCAGTAATCCTGGTGTACCCGCAAATGAAGTTCCTGAAGATTGGACAAAAATGGACAGGAACGACAGAGCGAAACACTGGGATAAGATTGTGGCTAGTTACCGTAAATAAAAAGGAGTCTTAAATGGCTTATACAGCTTTTAGTGGTGACACTACCAGAGGCACACAACTGGATGTATTTATTCCTGAATTGTGGGCTGATGGCGTTTACCGCTATTTCGAAAAACAACTAGTACTGAAACCGTTCTTTGATGATTACTCAAGTATGGTAAAAGGTGCTGGGGATACTTTGCACATTCCAACAGTTCAAGAAGTTGCTACTGCTGATAAAACAGTAAACGAGGGTGTAGCATACAGTGTTGCAACTGAGACTGATATCGATCTTGCAATTGATCAACACAAATACGCAGCGAAGTTATTTGAAGATCTTGCAATGATTCAATCAAACGAGCAGTTGTTCGACAAGTATGCACAATCAATGGCATATGGGCTTGCAAAAGCTGTCGATACCAAGATTGAAGCTCTGCTTCAGACACTTGGAACAACTCAAACACTAGCTGCGGACAATTCTATGTCCAATGCTGATGTTGAAACTGCTCTTGGAACTCTTATGAGCAACGACATCCCAGCAGATGAATGTGCATTCTTCGTGAATCCACTTATCTATGCTGATCTGTTGAACTCTAAGGCATTTGTGACTAACAATTCTGGAGCCGGTGTTGGTTTTGGAAATGCTAACTCAGTAATGCAAACAGGAAAAGTAGGCGATCTTTTTGGTATTCCAGTAATGACATCGTCATTAATTCCAACCACTACTACAACTGGCATCGAAGCAGCATACTTGGTACACAAGTCTGCAATTGCTGTGGCAGTACAACAGGACATTCGGGTACAAAGCGAATATTCTGTGGATTATTTAGGCACGAAGGTAGTTGCCGACATTATCTATGGTGCTGTTATCACTACATCGAACCATGTTAAAGGAATCGAATTTTTGAATCCGTAAACCTTGGTTGTATCTACAGCGGGCGGTGCTTTGTCATCGTCCGCTGTAATAAATGAAGGAGTAAATATGATTGTATTAAAAAAAGGAAATCACTACGAACACACTGATTCGCGAGAGATTGCTCAAGCGAAGGTGAATGATGGTTTCGAAGTAATTAAAAACTCATTTGGCGGTCCCAAGATCGTCAAGAAAGCAGAACCGAAAAAGAAGATGTTCAGTAAAAAGAAATAGCTTTTTATTAAGGCTCGTTCACGGTTCGCCACAACCTTAGAGATTAGGAGAAGAAATGGCATCATCAAACCTACACCATTATACCGCACAGGAAGCACTTAACGTAATCACCGCCGGTGGTGGATCAGATTACGTCACCAACGCTACTGTGAATACCCACAATTATTGCGCAATTACAGCTTTATCCGTTGATGCTGTAGTCTCTGCAACGTCCACAGATACCGACATCTGGGATACATTATCATCCGTAACAATCAAAGCTGGTCAAACTATATATGGCTCCTGGTCAGCAGTAACCGTAGCCAGTGGTGATTTCGCCATGGTACATAGGAAGAACTCATAATGGCAAATCTACACAAACGAAGCGTACAAGAAGCACTCAATGCTACAGTTGGTGGGAACTGGACAGTTAATTCCCCAGGAACTGCGGGATCAAGTGCGGACGTAGCAAATTCAATCCACTTAGCATTAGCAACTATGACTTCCACGATTGGTGTATATAGTGCAGTGGAGATCTATTTCAACTTTGCGGCATCGGCAACCGACGTAACCGCAGCAAACGATTTACCGATTCCAAAGAATACATTGACATTCCTTACCGTACCTCGTGGACTTGGGAATACGGTTTACTTCAATTATAACTCAACCAGTACAACAACTGGCGCAGTCAAAGTGGTGGAAATCTAATGCAGAGTTCAATGCTAAAAGCTATTGTCGAAGATTTCGGTAATGGTGGAACAATAGATGGTGACTTAACTATAAGCGGTGATTTAACTGTATCTGGTGGTGGTAGTTTATCATTTGATGAAATATTAGAAGGAACGCAAGTAATAGACGTAACCGACACCGAAGCATTCCTTGTACGCAAAGATTCTGATGATGGGGATGTATTTGTAGTTGATACTACGAACTCACGGGTGGGAATTGGAACTGATAGTCCTTATTCTCCCGTAACTATAAATACAACTTTAAATGCCATTGATAATGCAGACCAAGATAAGTTTGCGTTAATGATTAGAAATCCTGCCGATGATAATAATGAACAAATAGGTATAGGATTTAGAATATCAAGCAACCAAGATGCAACAAATGCTCCTGGTGGAGCAATTACATTTCAGAGAACGAGTTCAAATTCTATTGGTAGTTTGCATTTTAAAACAGCTCCATCAAGTGAAGTTTTAACCACTCGGATGACAATAGATTCAGCAGGCAAGGTCGGAATTGGAACTGATAGTCCGAGCAAATTAATGACTTTATCCGCTGATGTAAGCGGAGAGACTCAACAACTTTTATTAGTTAATAAAAATGATACCGATGGTGATACTTCAGGTATCTTATTTGGTGTATTAGATGATGCTACATACGCTAAGGCTGGAATATTCTTTGAAAGGACAGCGGGGCAAGGAAGAGGCTCTCTACATTTCGCTACAGATAATGCCACAGATAGCGGTCAAGCAGTAAAATCAGATGCTCGAATGACAATCGACTCGTCAGGCTCCGTCGGAATTGGAGAGTCGGTTCCACAAGGTAAGCTCCATATCAAAGGAACCGATGCTGGAACTACTGCTAACGCTTATGCTGATGATTTAGTTATTGAACATAATTCAAGTGCTGGCATATCTATTCTGTCGGATGATTCGAGCCAAAGTAGAATTTATTTTGGCAATAATACAAGTGCTACTGCTGGGCAAATAATATATATACACGGTACTGATAACTCTGGTGGGTATTTACAATTTGGAGTATTAGGCAATACTGCTATGAAACTCGATGTCAATTCCCGAATCTCTCTCTCGAATAATGATAGTAGTGGTGATGCGACTTGTACATTATTTGGTTATCAAGCTGGAAATGCTATTGCAGATGGTGATGATAATAATACTATGATAGGTCACATGGCTGGTTTAGTGACCACAGGAGGGAATAATACCTATTTAGGATTTAGTGCTGGTAAAGGTACTTCTGGAGCAGATGCAAACAATGTTGGAGTCGGTTCAAATGCTTTGTTGGATGTTACTACGGGTTCTTACAATACCATTTTGGGAGAAAGTGCAGGAGCGAATATCACTGACGGCTCTTACCATACAATCGTTGGCAGAAACGCAGGAACGACCATGACAAGTTCAGCCCAGACAACGCTTATTGGATATGCGGCTGGTGATGCTATAAATCATGCGAATGCTGACGGGACAGTTGCAGTGGGAGATAATGCTCTTGGGGCTTTAACCAGCGGCATCGGCAATGTAGCTGTGGGATTTCGAGCCTTATTAGCAGAAGTTGATGGGGCTTACAATACTGCTGTAGGTTATCAAGCATTAACAGCACAGACAGGAACGAGTGGAACTGTAGGTACTACTGCCATTGGATATGCATCTTGTCAGGCAACTACTACGGGAACAAAGAATACAGCCGTTGGTTATCGTTCTCTTTTGACTCCAACTACTGCTCTTAATAATGTAGCAATCGGGTATGGCTCGATGGCTGATGTAAAAGCGGCAGTTGCGGTAGACGGTTGTGTTGCTGTTGGATTTGCGGCTTTAGCTGGAAATAGTAGTAATTCTACTGGGATAAATGGCACAGTCGCAATCGGACACCAATCTCTCACCGCCCTCACAACTGGTGCTGGAAACGTGGCTGTAGGTTATACTGCATTATCGGCTCAAAATACTGGTTCAAGAAATTTGGCTGTGGGGTATAGAGCTTTAAATGCTATGACTGATGGTGATGATAACATTGCCATTGGTTTTGATGCTCTCCTTTTAGCTGACAACTCTGGATGTGACTCAAATATTGCAATAGG